GTTTCTAGATGGGATGGTACTAGTCAAGTTAGAAAAATTGTAAACTACAATAATGCTTATGCATTTGCTGGAGAAAGATTTACTTCAATTACTGTAGAAACAGAGTTTTGGAATTTTGCTCATACTTCTCCTTTAACCAGTCCTTCTAAAATAGAAGTTACTTCTGGAAGAACTATGGCTGAAAATTTGTGGCCAGGTCCTCCAGATCCTGCAACATGTGGTAATACTACTGTTCCAACTATATCACTAAGTCCTAGTGTTTCTTCTCATGATTATGTTAAAATCATAAACTCTGGAGGAGCTTTTGTTTATAGAGAAATTGTAAACAGAGATACATCATCTGCTCCATTATTTTCTATAGAATTTGATAGACCTTTACCTACTGCTTTTCCAGATGGCTCTTGCGTATATTACCGTACAGTACTTAATCAAGATGCTCCTGACTATCAAACTTTTAAATATAGAGCTACAAATTGTAGAGCTTATTTAAATGCTAATGATACTACAGGCATGGAGTTTGAACTCTATTCAGGGTTTCCAGATTATGTAAATGATGGTAATAGCCAATTAGCAAACTTATACGGTCATAGCACAAATCCTGTATTTGACAGAATTCTTCTTACTAACTATCATAGAATCCCAAATTGGGATTATGTTAATGGGGGTACTCAAAATAGAGTAACTCAAGATATTTTACCAGGCATTGATACTCCAAGAACAATAGGATTTATTGTTTCTGCAGAGTCTCCTACTTTAAATGCTAGAGGATGCGATGATCCTGTAGCTAATTTTTCAGGTTATTTTTTAGAAGGAAGATCTTTAAATAGTTATCCTACAGTACCTTTAAGTAGTTTATTTAGACCTTCAAATTCTGCAACTGGAGGTACAGAAATTACTAACACAAATTATTGTGGAGGTAACTGCTGTGCTCCTAATACTGTTTTTGAACCTACTTTAGGTACATATGATCCTAGAACTATTGAAGATTGTTGGGATTATACTTTAACTGCAGCACCTACTGGGGCAGGATATTGTCCTCCTAATGGAGATACTTATAATGAAGATGTAACTTCTGGAGCTGTAAGTCCTGTATTAGATGCAAGAGCTAACTGGGATACTATTGTAGTATTTACTCAAAGTCTTATTAGACAGTTAAATCCAGTAAGCGAATTTACATTTACTGCTACTCCAATAAATCCTAGTTGTACTGGAGATGATGGGTCTATACAAATTGTAATAACTGGAGGCACTGGTCCATATGATATATATGTAGACGGTAGTCCTGTAGTAACTGCAGTAACTAGTCCTTACACATTAACTGGATATGCTACAGGAACTTACTCAATAGATGTATATGACTCTACAGCTACTTTAGCTAGTAACAGTCCTCAAAGTGTTACTTTAGCTAGTATTGGAGGTATTCTTGGAACGTATGATACACAATATCCAGTAAATCAGTGCAGTACTAGTTTAATATGTCCAGTTTTAGATACTCCATTTGTAAGTATTACAGGAAGTCAAATTTTTGTAAAAGTAATATCTGACCCAGTAGGCACTTATGATAGTGGATTTGTTCCTTACGTTACAGGTACTTTAGATTTATGTAGCTTGGGACTTACAATACCTGGAGATGGAACAGCTTATAATATAGTTGCTCAAACTGCAGAAGGGTGTACTCTTTTATTACCTGTAGGTCCTTTTTTTCCAACAAATCCACTTGATATAACTTATACAAAAATATTACCTCTTTGTTATTCTGGAAACGATTCTACTGGAAGTATTATAAATATTAATCTTGTTGGACCTACTTTTTTTGATCCTACAGGATTTACTATGACTGTAAGTGGACCTGTTACTCAAACAGCTCCATATACTCCAGGAATGAATTTTACTGGGTTGCCTATAGGTACATATACTCTTACTGCAACAGGTCCTAATCCACCTGGATGTTCTGCAATTGAAACTCCTATAAAACTTTCTCCTGCTGATAAAGACCCTTTAACTATAACTATAACTAAACAAGTTGATCCAGTTTGTTCTTATATATGTAATGGAAGTGCTGAGGTATTAGCAACTGGAGGCAAAGGTCCTTATATATACTCTTGGTCAAATGGTCAATTTGGACCAGAAGCTACTGGATTATGCCCTACTACATATACTGTAACAGTTGAAGATGATAATAAATGTACAGCTTCTTTAACTATAGATCTTTCAGGATCTAGTACACCAATTGAGTTTACTTACAGACTATATAACATCCCAGTAGGACAGACTACAGGAGGAGCTATTTATATAGATAGTGTTACTGGAGCAGGAGGAGCACCTTATACTTATTCTTGGGTAGGTCCTAATGGATTTACGGCTACTACTGATGATATTACAGATTTAGAAGCTGGTACTTATACTGTAACTATTTGCAGTGAAGGTGGAGGTTTAAATACTGGAGAATGCTGTCTTACACAATCTTTTGTGATAGGTCAGCAATGTATAGACTTTACATTAGAAGAACTTAAAGTAATTCTATTTAAAGCTCAATGTTGTGCAGGATATCTTGCAAAAGAATATGTACAATACCAAGAAATTGGCAGACCTGATCTTGCAGAATGTAAATTGGTAGATTTAAAATATTTGACTTTAGCAATTAATGCATTATCTTGCATAAATGAATTGCCAGATTCATGCTTATCTTGTGAGGACATTTCAAATATTGTAAATCAAATTAAAAAGTTATGTGATTGTGATTGTTGTGACGATGCTGCAACTGCAACATACAATGTAACTTACAATCCTGTTACAGGTCAGTTAGACAGTAATTCATCTATTAATTAATAAACAAATATTAAAATGATTATCGGTAAAAACTTAGAAACTTTATTCTCTGCAGTAAGAGATGGCATTAACAGACTTGTTAATGGTAAACAGGTTGTTGGATATCAAGCCATTGCTTTAAGTACTAGTGTTGTAAGTACTCTTACTGTACCTGCTGGAGCTACTGAAGCTTGGATTCAAGTAGAAGGAGCTACTCCAAGTGCTACTGTAACTTCTGCAAGATATACTTTAAATGGTACTACACCTGTTACAGGAGTAACTGGCACTACTGCAGAAGCTGGTATGCCATTATACAATGCTGCAGGACAACCTGTAGTAATTAAAGGAGGTTCTAATTTAGCAGGCTTTCAAGCTATTATGGCTACTGGAGCTGGACAAATTTTGAAAGTAACTTACTGGAAATAATATGATAATTCCTAGAAATACAGAAGATTTACTTAATGGTATATTACAGACTTTAGCTTTAGAAATTAGAGGTAAAGTTTGTGTAGGATATCAAAGTATTCCTCTATCTCCCTCAACAATATCTACTCTGTCTTATCCTAAAGGAGCAATAACTGCTGAGATTACTTTAGAGATTAATGATGGAGAAACTCCTAATGCTGTAGGAGCAAGATATACCTTAAATGGAACTGCTCCTAACTCTGGAAATACTTCCAACAGATCAGGTGTTCCTATTGGTGATGGAGATACTCTTGAAATTAGAGGAGGTGATAATCTTGCAGGTTTTCAAATAATTGATTCAGGTAACGGACCTAATACTAGATATTTAAAAATACAATACTTTAAATAATGGGTAGAAGTATATTAAGGTCCAAAATATTTGCTAAGCAAAATCTTCCAAGTACTGGAGGAGGCGGTGGTGGCGGAGGTTACCAAACTGCTACTCTTACTGCTTTTAATAATTTGATTAGTACTAATTCTTTAGTAACAGGAAGCTGGTATAGAATTACAGGTTGTGGACCTTCTGCAAACTTAAATGTTTGGGCTTTAGCAATTGCTAATAATCAGTGGTCACGTCAAATTATTTTAGAAGATCTTACAAATGGTCCTACATTTTGTGATGCTACTAATCTTTCACAAATATTCTGGAACTACCGTGATGGCGTAGCTAATGATTTTTATCGCTACCCTGATATGATATCAGGATCAAGACCTTTATTAAATCAAGATTATTTTAAAAATTGTAAAATTACTTACCCTACAACTTTTTTAGGGTTTACTACTTGTAATGTTATTTCCAGTTCTTTTGCTGGTGGTAATTATGATGTAAGTAGTTCTAATATTATTAGTAGCAATTTTGAGGGTGGGGGTATTACCAATGCTGTTCCAAGAGTTTTAAATATAAATTATTCAGGTTTTAAAAACTGTGTAATTAATAATAATATTACAGATGGAGATGTAACTTTAACATATGTAGAAGGCTTAAATAGTATTATTACTTTTCAAGGAGCAGACCCTATAAATATAAGTAATTGCCGTTTTGAAAATGTGCAAGTAGTTATTAAAAACGGAGCTACAGTTGAAAACTTAACTATTATAGGTACTACTGATAATGGTAGTATACCTACATATGTAATAGATGGAGTATATCAAGGTAAAGTTTTAGATAACTGGGCTGGAAATGTAGTAGCTGATAGGTATAGAGGAACTAGTACTGTAAGAGCTGTACTAGCAGAAGATACTAGCGCAGATCAGGGTACTTGGGATACTGTAGCAAAAGCTGTATATCCTTTAATATCTTCAGTAGTAGGAACTTACCTCTTTCCAGATACTGATGATGTATTTACTCTTTATTCAGTTAGTGATATATATGATGCAGATACTAATTTATATCACTCATTACGTTTTAAATGGTTTGATAATACAGCTCTTGGAAATACAATTCAATTTGACTTTATAACTTTTGCTACTTTAAGTAATAATCATGAGCTAGTAACTTATAGTGGAAAAGTAGCTGCAGTAGGAAATTTGATTTCTCCTGCTTGTTTTGCAGATTTTAGATCTCAATTAGCAGCTCCTATATCAGCTAATGTATTTGTATTAGAATATGGAGCTTCTTATAGTTAATTTCTAAAATAAACTAATATGAAAACTTGGGTAAAAGAAAATATAAAAGGACTTAGTGAGCTGTTTATTATAGCTCTATTTATCTATGTACTGTTATTCTTAATAGGTACTCCATTTGCTTGCAATAAGTATCAAGATGATGCCCAGATGGACATTATCTATGAAATGCCTACTCCAGAACTTGGAGATGATCAGCCCATGAACCCAGGACCTGATCCTGATTTTATACAGGAAGAAGATGGTACTCAAGTATTTAGAGCTGCAGCACCTTTACCTACTGTAGCTAACTGGGAAAGATTAATGTATGTAGATAAAACAGATAGTATTTATAATAGCGTTTCTGCAAGAACTAGATTTGCAGGTTATCTTAAAAAGTATGGATTTACTGGAGTGTATATGTACAGTACTTCTTCAATAGTATCTAGTACTAGTAACTATTCAGCTTTTGGTAATTTTGTTAAAACTCTTGCAGACAGTGGAGTAATTTACAGAGGAGTTTCAAGTGGTAGCGCCACTACTTTTCAAAGTACAGGTAATATAACTAAGTACAATAACTCTCAATCTGATCCTAGTAAAAAAATTAATGTATCCAATTTAGAACTTGAATGGTGGAATGGAGCAAGCACCTGGTCTACTTGGAATAGTATCAATCAACAGATTTCTGCAGGGTCAATTTTAACAAATGACTTTTATGAAGGCTGGTACAAAAACTTATCTGTAGTAGATACTATTGCTGCAAGAGACCAAGTTAGATATTCAGACAGAATCCTTTTACACTGTTATCAAAATGGTATTCCTACTTATTCTTATGCTAACGCTAGAAGCACTGGTAGTACTGCTGGTAGACTGGACATTATTTCTAAAGGTGCCAGACTTGCTAATAAAAAAATCGACCTCTATATTATTATATCTGCAGAGAACACTGCCTGGGGGGCTTCAAACACTTTTACGGGTCCTGCTCTCGCTGCTGCAGTAAATCAACCTAACCCATTTGCTTATATTGAATCTCAAGCTTATAATAATATATTTAATAGTATGACTGCTTTTCAAAAGCAGTGGATTAATTTTAGAGGATTTGTGTGGTTTACAAAAAGATATTGCTATTACGCTATACCTCCTAAATAATGCGCCTAAGACATATGTACAACTCTCACAACGACCCTGCTGTAGGTTTCTTGGATTTTATAGTGTGTGCAGCTTTCTATTTAATTGGGGCTGTTATGCATGACATTCCAAGAGAAAGTATAGTAACTAATTTTTTAAAAAATGCTTCTTTCTTTATTACTATTGTTGTAGGTCTTCTAACTATTATGAAGACTCTAGGAATAGAAGTTAATTTAAGGAAAAGATTTAAAAAGAAAAGATAATGCCAGAACGCAGCATCACATATTGTACTGAAGAACTACAAGAAGCTTGGTTTGCTGCCTCTGAAAAATTTAAGCAAACTTATCCTGCTTTACCTCAACCTATTCTTACATGCACTTACAGATCTCCTATGGAGCAAGATGAGTTGTATAATAGACCTTGGGATGGTAAAGATAATGATGGAGATGGATTAATAGATGAGAAGGATGAAAAGGTAACTAATGCTAAAGCTGGGCAATCTTATCACAATAAGTACCCCTCTAGAGCTTTTGATATTGCCTTTAAAAAAGGGAATAAGCTTGATTGGACAGTGGACAACTTCAAGAAGTTCTATGAGATTATACACCTTATTAATCCTAAAATTGTATGGGGCGGTAACTGGAAGAGTTTTAAAGATTACCCTCACTTTCAACTATGACCCAATTAAAAAATTACTACAGCAAAAGAACTAAGATGTGGGCATCTGTGGTAGGTGACCTATTCTTAGTTTTAATTCCTATAGCAGGAACTCTTATACAAGAAGCTCCTAATCTTACTGAAGCACAAAAGTATTGGTGGGCAGGAGCCTTTACTACCAGCTCTATTGCAATAAAATTCTTGCTCAAACTAGTTAAAAATGAAGAAGTTACTAATTAATCTAGTATTTGCAGGAGCGTTATTGAGCCTGTTTACTAGCTGTAGAATACAGCCTGCACAGGTAGTTTATGTTACCAAAGACAGTATTATTACTAAAACTGAGACTGTATACAAGGATACTGTAATTACAGTACCTGGGGATACTATCAGGTTTCAGATACCTTGTAATAAAGATACTGTTTTTATTTATAAGGGTAAAGCTAGTACTAGTATGGTAACTGTTCAAAAGGGTAGTGTCACTATCCAGAACAACTGTGATGAGAAAGACTTGATTATCACTAAGTTACGTGAGCAGGTAGATAGCTATTCTATGGCTACCCAAGATTCTAGTACTACTATTTATGTTAAAGTAAAGCATGTACCTGGTATTTATAAGTTCTTTACTTGGGGATTCTGGATACTAGCTGTAGCTTTAGGAGCATTGCTTTATTTTAATCAGAATTTGTGGCTTGCAGCAATAGGTTTAGTAGCCTCATTATTTAAGAAGAAGAATAAAAAGTAAGATTTTTCTTGCATATTTCAATTATTTTTCTTACATTTATACCCCGTATATATACCCTCTTCTGATCCCGTAAGGTCTTGAGAGGACCCCTTAAAAAAGAGATATGACGGGAAAGGCATTTAAGAGGTTGTTTTTTGATATTGAGACTAGCCCCAATTTAGTGTTTTCATGGAATGTAGGGCATGAGGTAAGAATAGGACATGATAATATTGTTAAAGAAAGAGCAATTATCTGTATCTGTTACAAGTATGAAGGGAGTGATAAAGTCTACAGTTTAACTTGGGACAAAGGGGATGACAAGAAAATGCTGGAAAAGTTTGCCAGTGTCATCAATACTGCTGATGAAGTTATAGGGCACAACTCTGATAACTTCGATATTAAGTGGGTTAGAACAAGATGTATTTATCATGGGATCTCAATGACCCATGAGATTAAAAGTATTGACACATTGAAAGCTAGTAGAGGTAAATTTAGATTTAACTCTAATAAGCTGGATTACCTGGGTAAGTATTTAGGAGTTGGTGAGAAAATGGAAACAGGTGGATTTGACCTGTGGAAAGATATCATTTTAAAGAATAGCAAAAAGGCTTTAACTAAAATGGTATCTTACTGTAAGCAAGATGTAGTACTTCTTGAAAAGGTATTTCAAAAGCTTAATCCATATATTCCAGTTAAAACTAATGCAGCTGTAATGTTCCACAGATCTGCAATAGCTTGTCCAGAATGTTTGTCTGAGAATACTGCAGTTAACAAACACAGAATTACCGCAGCTGGTATTAGATATGTTGGACTGCAATGTAAATCATGTGGAAAGTACTTCTCAGTATCACAAACTAGATTTGATGGAGCTTCCTTAAAGCCTGCTAATGAATGAAATCAAGAAGCTTACAGAGGAGATTAAGAGTGTCTCCAGAACAAAAGAGACCCTTAAGAAAAAGAAAAAGAGACTTGCTAGAAAGATTGACTCACTTAGCAGAGAAGATACTAAAGCAAGAAGAAAATATAGACACTCTAAGAAAAGAGAGATCACAATTAAATTTATCTGACAATGACTCTGAATGAGCTAGCTTATGATATAATGTCCAATATTGAGGGCACTTCCAGAATCTCTGATGATAGTGAACTTTCTATTGACCAAGTGTATTTTAAAATACACACTACTAGAGCTATGCTTATCAGACAAGATCAAGCTAAAGGCAGATCTTTGTCAGATAATATAATGCAGACCTTACCTTGTCTAAATGTAACAAAAGTTAATGCTTCGGAGTGCTGTGGGATTACTTCCCCATGTGAGCTGTACAGAACTGAGCTACAGTTACCTAGGGCTATTGAGACTTACCAAAGAGATTTAATTGCTAGAGTATCTGGTGTTGATATCACTGGACCATCTTGGAACTACATCTCTTTGGCTCATATCCCATGGGCAGGAGTATCTAAATGGACTAAGGATAGTACTAAGTGGTTTATGAAAGATCGTTATATCTATATCATAAATCCACCTATGGTTAGAAAAATATCTGTTACTGGTGTGTTTGAGGATCCTACAGATCTGGCAGCATATCCTACATGCTCTGGTACTCCTTGTTTCAGTAATGATAATAACGAGTACCCATTAAGTGCTTTCATGGTACCTACTCTTAAACAGTTGGTTCTTGAGGATTTGATGAGAATGAGGAATGCTCCTTCTGATGAGAAGGGTAATGAGGAAGCTAAAGTGCAGAATAAATTAGATCAGTAATGTCAATTGATTTTAGCAAATTTTGTGTTGGGAAGAGGGGAAAGTCTAAAGTTGCTACAGATTACGGACTAAAAGATTTTTATGATTATTATCAAAAGACTGTAACTTTTAAAACCTTTTCATCTAAATACAGTCAGCCTAGTACAGGCTTAATAGTAGATAAAGAAACCTACTATAAAATAATAAAGGAGTATTTTAAACTGATAGCAGAAAAGCTCCTTAAAGATCCACATGGTGTAAACATATTTCCAATGGGAATATTGCAGATCACTAAGAAAAGGATGGACTTTGAAAAGTTGGCTAATAAGCCAGGAGGTCTTAAGATAGACTATAAGACTTCAAAAGAAAAAGGGATGATTGTATATCATCTTAATGAACACAGAAGCTATTGTTCTTACAGAATTAGCTGGCGTAAACCAGGAGCTGTAAAGGTAACTAAAGCATATGCTTTCAGAGCTACCAGACAAAACAAAAGACTTCTAGCCCACAAACTCACCTCAGATTTAACACTAGATTTTTTTGAAACATCATGATAGTTACTAAACTCATAAGTTCTAAAGAAGCTGTAGAAAAGTTTTACATTGATACAAGGTCTCAAAACTTTGTTACTCCAGATGAAGTTAAACTTTGGACTGCAGAAATCTTTGATCTAATTAAGTACCCATTACAATATATTCCTAAAGTAATTGGGCACAAAGTAGATCCTGCTTACGAGTTTACTAATTATAAAGTACCATTGCCTTGTGACTTCAGATCTTTTATTCCTGGAGGTATTGCAGTAAATGGTAACCCTGTAAGATGGAGAGGTAATAGCTTTCACAATCTTATGGATGGAGATTGCTGTGATATGAGTAATCTTGAAGGTCAAATGCTTGATGTATTCATGGACCAGTTTGGTAATGAATTCTCACCTCAGTCTACAGTTAATCCTAATACTCCTGCAATCTTGCAAGATATTACTTTTGATATATATAATGAGGATATTCAATTTAATATTAAGGAAGGTAAAGCTTGTTTAGCTTATTATTCTTACCCTATAGATAATGAGGGGTATGTAATGATTCCTGATGAAGCTAAGTTTAAGAGAGCTGTTACAGACTATCTTATTTGGAAGCATGACTATATTCAGTGGAGACAGGGTGCATTGCCAGATGCTGTATATAGAGAATCTGTAAACAATAAAAACTGGTCAATCTCTTCTGCTGCTAGTGAGCTTAAGATTCCAGATGACTTTCAGTTGGATAGCATGAAGAATGCTCTTATCAGACTTCTTCCTAAATTTAATGCAAGAACTCACTTCTACAAAAATCTTGGTGTACAAGAACAACGCAGATTTAGATAATCATGGAGAACATTAATACATTTCAGGGTGGAATGAATAAAGACATCTCCAAGTCTTTGTATAAGGAGGGTTCTTATATCCATGCTGAAAACTTTACACTAATTACAGATTTAGGATTATCTACAGGCTCATTAAGAAACATTAATGGGAATGAAGAATTTATAGAACTTCCTGGATGTTCTAATGTAGTTGCTATTACAAATGTTGTAGGCCCTACTGTATCTATCACTATTACAGGTAATTATAGTTACTCTAATGTTTATTCAGCTGCTAATGTTGAGCAGTTAGGTCTTGCTATGCAGCAAGATTCTATCTTAGCAACTTTATATTATGGAATAGCTTACTCTGATACACAAGTGGTTATCTATAGCACTCTATTTGATAATTTACTTCAAAATCCTAATTTTACAGTTACTGCTACTAATAGTACTGTAACAAATATAGTACCTGCAATTACTGATCCTAAAATTATGGGTTGGGGTACTATTAGAGATGAGATTATTTTATATACTGCAGAAAGTTCATTAGCATCTCCTGTAAATGAGTTAGGTCAAATTTGGAAACTTACTTATGATAAGTATTCATTTAATCCAATTTTGACACTGCTTTATAATAACTATCTTAACTTTTCACTTTCTCATCCAATTCCTAATCCAGGTGGATTTGTAGGTAACTTTGAAACTCCAGATATTAAAAAGATATACTGGACTGATAACTATAACAGACCTAGAGTTTTAAATATTGCAGAACCTAACATTATGGCTTTGCAGCCAGGACTTTTGGACATCAATAGTAATATTACTCCAGCAGTAGCTACTATAAATAAAATTATACAGGGTGGCAGTATTAAAACTGGTATATATCAAGTAAGTGCTAGAATAGTTAATACAGCTGGAGGTTCTAGTTCTTTCATTACTCCAAGTAACCCTATTCCAATAATTAATGAGTCAGAAACTAGTCAAGAGCTTTTTGAAGACTATGAAGCTAGAGATACTGGAGTTACTGTAGCTAAATCTGTTCAAGGTAAAATCTTTAATTTAGATACTACTTATGATAGGATTGAGCCTGTAATTATTTACAGAGAGAATCCTAACGCTACTCCAGATATTTACATTTTACCAAGTCAGAATATTCCTAGTAATGGAAATTTTGAATTTGCATATACAGGTACAGAAACTGTAATACCATTTAGTCTAGATGAGTTTCTTGCTACAGGAGTAATGTTTGATACTGTAAAAACTATGGTATCTAAATACAATATGTTGTTTTTTGGCAACGTAAAGTATTCAGATTTTGATGTAGATTTTGATGCTAGAGCTTATAGATTTACTGGGGATACTGCTACTACTACTCCTAAACAAGCAATACTTACAGGATCTACTTCCTACACTATTGATGGTACAGCTCCTAACTGGTCTGCTATTCCATTTACTGCTGATGCTATTCAAGATATAGATTCTCAAGCTCCTAGTAGTATAAACAATTACTTGTTTCAAACTAACGGAACAACTTTTGGAGGAGAGGGGCCTAATGTAAAATATGAGTTTGAGCCTATGACTGTTGTTAATGACAATAGTGTAAATGCTCAATATAGAACTCTTATTGATAATAGTTATAATTCTAGAATAGCTGGCCCATACAGTTTTGCAAAATTTGATGCTGGCAAAACTGTTGATTTAAATTTAGATACAACTAGTCTTTATGATCAAGTTGTACAAGGTCCTGCATTTCCAAACTCTTCTAGTCCTTATATCCAGTATGGATTAAAAGGTTATCAAAGAGATGAAATGTATAGATTTGGCATAGTATTTTTTTCTAAGAAAGAAGAACCTTCTTATGTACATTGGATTGCTGACATCAGAATTCCAAATGTATATATGCCAAATTTAACTTCTGCTAATCCTGACAATAGAGATTACTTATCTTTTCCTATATCAGGATTAGATAATAACAATATTAATGGAGGTAACCCCACTAATACTTATGATACTAACAATGCTGGGTCAGATACTTATTATGGTAATAACCTAGGTGTTAAGTTTACAGTAACCCTTCCACCATCTATTAAAGAACTTTGTTCTAGCTTCTCTATTGTAAGAATGAAAAGAGAAGATCAGGATAAAACTATTTTAGGCCAAGGTATTGGAAGTCCTGTATGGTTTTCTGGAACAGGTCCTAGTAATGCTGATAGGCATTATACTATTCCTAATACAAATTACTGGCATACTAATGATACTACTGGTCAAACTGCTGGTACCTTTTATTACAGAGATACCATGTTTACATTGGCTTCTCCAGAGTTTTTATTTAAAGAAAATCCCGCATATAACACTGGAGACCAATTAGATTTAGTACAAGTTGTACAAGCTTCTTATAGTGCTACAATTTCAGATGGCAGCAATACTGCATCTGGAGGTACATTTAGAAAAATGTATGTACCTTTTAGTTTAGCAGCTTTGCCAAGATCTACAGACTTTCCACTACCTTTTAGTGAGACAGTCTCTATGATTAATGATAATACAGGTACAGGTTATGTAGAGTATACAAATTTAAAAGCTTGGCCTTTTGTTGGAGGACAGCTTTATAATACAAGTTGGTATACAAGTTCTGATAACATGCCAAATTGTGTAGGAGGATCTAGACTATTTATTGGATTTGATAAATCTGTAGGTGGTCCTTCATTAGATAACCCAGCCCTTCAAATTAGTGGAGGAGCATACGACTGGACAAATGCTATTTATTCACTTGATGGTATTACAAGTAACATTCTTTCAGGAGGAGCTATAAGTAACTTTTATATAGCTAACTATAGAAGACCTGGTGTAGTACAGTATGGTGGTAATACATATTCTGAAAGATCTTTTAATGAGTATATTTCTACTGGGCATATTCAAATAATTGATAATCCTGGAGTATCTAGTTCTTATACCTCAATGGTATTTGGAGGAGATACTTTAATAACTTTATTTGATTATACTAATCAGCTTAGAAATCAAAAAGCTTTTGGAAATACTGGAACTCCAGATATGTATAACCAACTTAAAAATACAGTATTACTTACTGCAGTAGAATGTACATTTCCTGTAGAATACAGAAAACAAACTGCATTACCCGCAGGAGCTGTAGATGATGGTTATACTACAACTGCAAGATGCGCTCCTAATAAATCAAGAGCTTATGCAGATTGGCCTAGATACATCAGTGGTAATGCCAATGCTCCATATACTACACAAGAATGGACTGAAAATTTTGAAGTGGAGCTTGATTATGTAGCTGACAATGATGTTGTAAAGTTTTTTCCAGAACCTTTTCCTTCTGTAGATCAAGAAGTGTTTGATGTCAGAGTTCACAGATCTCAAACTAAAACTAACGGAGAACTTACAGATTCTTGGGGTATATTTAAATCTGAAGACTATATAGATCTTGATACTATTCAAGGGCCTCTTAACAATCTTATAATTCATCAAGATCGTTTAATTGGTTTCCAAGATAAAGGTGTAGCTTTAGTATCTGTTAATGAAAGATCTTTAACTCAAGATGTATCAGGATCTGAAATCATTTTAGGTACAGGTGGTGTACTTTCAAGATATGATTACATATCTAAGATTATTGGTTCTAGACATCAGTTTAGTTTTGTAACTAGTCATGATGCAGTATTCTGGTTTGACATGAATACTAAGAACATGTACAAGATGCAAGGCAATGCTCCTTCAGCTATTACTGTAGCTAAAGGACTTAGCTCTTTCACGAGTAACAATCTAAACGGTCTTATCCAAGTTAATGATAATCCTTATTTAGATAAAGGTATTACAAGTACTTATGACTTCAGATATAATGAAGCTATAATGACTTTTAAAGATAGTGTTGTAGATACTAGTAAAAGTGTAGCTGCTAAAGGTGTAACATTTACAGCCCCTACTACTTATGATTTTAATATTAACCCATCACCTATTTGGATGTCTCCAAATACTGATGTGCTTGTAACTGTAAAAGAAACTGGAGAGTCTTATCCAGGAGTAGTAATTAGCGGAGGTATAATTAATATACCTGAAGCTCCAGCTATTGATTCTACATACACAGTAACTATTTATCCTTATACTAAAAATAGCTTTACTGTAGCTTACAATGATATTATAGACGCTTTTACAAGTTTCTATGGATACACTCCTTCAGTATATATTAATGATCAAGTAAGTATTTTTAGTCCTGCAGATGATTTAAAAACAATTTACAGACATGATGTTGGGCCTCATGGTGTATTTTATAACCAAGCTCCTCAAGCAAGTAAATTAAAACTGATTATTAATCAGGCTCCTGCAGAAACTAAAGTATTTGATAACTATGAATTAGTTACTGAGTCTATTGATCTTTCTAGTGGTGCTAATATAGTAGATGACTTCTTTGACAGAATCAGACTATATAATGATTATCAGAATACAGACTTCCAAACTCTTCCTATAGATAACAACAAGACTATTGCTAAGAGAAAAGAAAGAACTTGGAACCTAAGTAATCTCAGGAACAGAGTATTATATTATGATTACAATGCTCCTATTACTCCTGTACCAAGTCCTGATATATTTAACCCTTTTTACCTGTCTACTACTGACCCTAGTATTTTAGGAGATAAGGTATTTGGAGAAAGAATGCGTGATAAATATCTGCTAGTAGATCTTGAGTATGACAACATTGAGAACTACAGATTTATTCTGCATACATTTAAAACTCACTTTAGAAAATCTGCAAGATAATGCCTGCTCCTAAAAACAATAGAAAACCAGGTCAGACTTTTTATAAATTGTCAGATCCTGATATTCCTTACGAAGAGAAAGTTAAACTTGCTCGTGAGTATGCTATAAAAAATCCTAAATCTTTTAATAAGCAATTAGATAAAATTGCTCCTGATCCATATAGAGGTACTAGAAAACTAGCTACTATGCTTGTTCAACAGTATCCTGAAAGATTTCCTGATAAAGATCCTGAGCATATTATTGGTATGCTTGAAAAAATTGCTTACACAGAATCTAAGAATAGAAATATTCCTCAAGATAAAGGTGGTCCAGGAAGAGGGTTCTATCAAATAGAAACTACTACAGCTCCTACAGCAACTAACAGATACAAAAACTATCAAGAAAAGTATCTTAAAGATTTATCTGCAGTTCCTTTACCTAAATTTTCTCCTAAGCCTGGACCTATGGTTTGGTCTGAGAAAGCTGAGAAAATGGTTCCTACTGCAAATGTAATGAACCTTAGTAAGGATCAGCAAGCTATGTTAGCTTTGTCTAACATGTCAGCAGCTGCTCATAAAGGAGTTATTGATCCTGCTAATCCTATGGACACTTGGCTTAAGTATCATTGGGCTGGAGGAGCTGAAGAACGTCCTGATAGAATAGCTCACTGGAAGGATGCTATGAGAACCTTTAAGCAAATTGAAGCTACTCCTAATAAACAAGAGTATGGTGGAGAGATAACTGCAGAAGGTAAAAAGATTAGAAAGTATGGTCCTAGACCTGACTACATGAATCAGAATCCTTCTGGCATGACTACTAGTCCTATTACTCAAAGATCTATTGGTAATACTCTTGGTGGTGGTTATATGTCTTTTGGTGATGGTGGTTGGACTTATCCAGCTAATACTGCTTACCCAATGAATAGAAAAGGTGGATACATTCTTCTTGGACATGAGTATCCTACTTATGGAGGAGGAGGAAAAGCTAAAAAAGATAGAACTCCAATTCCTGGAGCTAAAGAACTTTGGGAAGCTTATAGAAATCCTAATACTGTAGTTGCTATACCTAATCCAGAAATGCCTGGAGATACTTCTAGATTTTTTGTAGGTAGACCACAACTTTCAGGTACAATGTATGTGAATGATTTAAATCCTGAACCTGCTTTTAGCAAAATGAACATCTATCAAATGATGCAGGATCCTAATTATTCTAGAGTATATCAAGATAGTAGTTTAGTAAATAAATATATTCCACAATATGCTGATGGAGGTTGGGTAGGATATCCTGATCATACTATGTACTCTTCTGGTATGGAAAGATTTGATAGAGTAAGAAATTACACTAAGTATGGTCCTGGAGGAAATGTGCAACCTTACATTACTTCTAATCCTAATGATCCTAGAATCCAAGCTTATAGAGACAGTTCTGCTTTGTATAGTAACTATCTTACACAATTAAATGCTCTAAATAAAAATAATTACAAATTTTCTGAACGTAATAATCCTTTTGTATCTTTTTACCAAGATTTCGCAGATTTTAAATTGAGTCCTGCAAATACTTATATGTATAAAGAGAAAGGTAAAACTTTAAAATCTATTCAAGATCCCAATCCTGGAAAAATAAATACTAAACTGCCTAGACAAGTTTATTCTACTAAAATACTTCCAAAAGGATATATAGATTATGAAAAAGAAATTCCTTTAAATAATTCAAAAGATTTTTTATCGGGAGATATTTTTGGAGAAAAACTTTCAGTTCCTTTTACTCCTTCTTTTATAGATAGAGTTGTTACTCCTGTTGATTATAGAAGAGTTTTTGATTATAGCAATGTAAAACCTAAACAACAAGTAATTTTAGTAAATTCTCAACCTGCTAAAAAACCTATTGCCTCTCCTAAAAAAGAAATAAAAAAATCTGAACCTGTCTCTAAAGTTATTGTAAATACTGAAGTTGCAAACCCTGTTACAATTTCTTCAGATTCTACTAAAGTAACTACTCCTAGTCAAATAGATTATATTTGGACTCCTTATGGCAAAATGTCTAGAGAACAATATACAAAACAGTTCCCTGGAGCAGCTAAAAGAGATTTAGCTCAAAAGAAAGCTGATGGAGGTAATATATTACCTTATTACACCTCTGATCCTAATGACCCTAGAATTCAAGCTTATAATGATAGTTTAAATGCTTATAAAAGCATGTATAAATATTATGATATGAGCAAAGGTTATCCACGTTTTAAAAATGAAAATAAAGATTTTGATACACCTGTTTTTCATACTGTTTCAGATGAGATTAATTATTATAAAAAAAATCCAAATCATGGATGGGCTTATTTTAATGAAAAAGACTATTTAAAAACAAATTGGCATGATAGAAATATTTTTCCAGAAAAAATTGTTACTTGGGTTCCTTCATCTAATGCAAAAGATGCTAGTAAAAATTTAGATCGTTATAATCAACTTGGTTTAGGATTACCTGTTTATAAAAAACCTAAACAAGAAGTAATTTTTCAACCTAAACCAAAATATAATTACATTCAACATTCAGAACCTTTAGGTCCTCAGAATTTTAAAGAGGAAACTATAACAATGCCTAATGGTCAAAAGATACTTAGATCTGAATTTGAAAAACAATATGGCTCTAAAGTAACTGAAAAACAATTTGATAAGAAAGCAAAAGGTGGTAAAGTAACCTGGCAAATAATAGACTAACATGAATAAAGTTTTTGATTGGTGTGTAAGATTTATGGAAGTGGTATCTCCTAAATTAGGATTAACCTACAAAGAATTTAATGTGTGGCTTTTTGTAATTATTCATCCTTTAATTACTTTAATCTTATTAATAACAGTATTCTATTTAATATTTAAAAAGAAGAAATAATGAAACTTTTTCACCCTGAGACTAAAGAGTTTGTTACTGTACCTAATGGTATGGAAGCTGCAGCTATGGAAGCTCAAGCTAGTGGCACTCTTGCTGAATTTGCAGAAAGTCTTAAAAAGACTTCTATGAAAAAAGGAGGCATGCTTAAACGCAAAGATGGTTCTTATTCTAGAAGAGGTCTTTGGGATAATATCAGAGCTAATAGAGGTTCTGGTAGAAAGCCTACTAAACAAATGCTTGAGCAGGAGCGTAAGATTAGAGCTAAAGCTGGTGACGGGTTAAAAGTAGGTTACTCTGCTCCAAGATCTATGGCAGAAGCTGAAGCTATGATTGCTGATGGAAGAATAAAAAGATCTGCTCCAACTAATGATGGGGCTAAAGCTTTAAAATATGGAATAGATGCTGCAGGTATGTTTTTTTATCCTGCAAGTTTAGTAGGGGCAGGTTGGGATCTAGCTCAAGGAGATTATAACGGAGCATTAGCTGGAGTAATTCCATTTGGAAAAGGACTTAAAGCTATAAAAGGAATTGCTGAAACTGGAAAAGCTGCAGGAGCTGGTAAAAAAGCCATAAGAGCTGGAAACAATTTAACTATTTTACATTTGGGTAATCAATCAAGAGACATTTATGATGATCTTGTATCTCCAGTTACTCAATCAAAAGCTGCAGGTGGTACAGTATTTAAAGGCTATGTTACTGAGCAACCTATAAGTAAGCCTGTACCTTTTCACCATTCTACTATTATGAAAGGTGGGGGAAAGACAGGTGATTATTCTTATGTAGCTCCAAATGTTTTTATTTCTAAAGACTATGT